CGTCGCACGCGAGATTTCGGAAGAAAGACCACCTTCTGCCGTGGTCACACGACCGGCAAGGGTCGAAGCTGCCGACTCGATAGCGGTGATGTCGCTCTCGATGGCGCTGGCGCGGCCTTCCAAGGCGGTGACAGCCGGGGCCGAGGCCACACGAGCGTTCGTGAAGTAGAGGTTATTGGAACCCTCGACGACCGCATCAGTGGTGCGGGGGACGAGTTTCCATGCTGTGCCGTTGTATTGCCAGCTTCTGCTGCCAACGGTGTGAATTTGGTTGTTAGTCGGTGAGGACGGGAATGAGATAGCTGCCATGATATTAGGTGGTGTTTAGTTGTTGGGTTTTTCGACCCAACTTCCTGCGAACCATTCGTAGGTTGTGAGGTCAAAAGGGGTTGTCCACCGCTGGCCTTGGTATGGGTGGGCTGGCGGGGCGTCGGAATAAGTGGTAGGGAGGTCGGCAGCGGGGGTGTAGGCGGTGCCATTCCAGCGGAAAATCTGGCCGGAATCCTGCGCGATGTAGAGGCGCTTGTCTTTGCCGACCCCGGGGAAGTCGGCGGCGGAGGGATATTCGACAACGCCGAGCGAGTCTTCGGGCAGCACGATTTGGAATTGGCTCAAGTCCAATTGCTGCGTGATGTTTGTCTCGGTGATCGTCGTCATGCGTAGGTGGCGGTCTCCCGGTTATTCCACGCAACATCGTTCGCCTTGGCGGTGGCTGTGATGGTGCCGTTGGTGCCCAGCGCGGAGCGGGTGATGATCCATTTCGCCACGGCGGCAGCGGAGCCGGTGGCGGGGATGTCGGCGTTGAGGAGCAGGCCGTAATAGCTGTATGTGCCAGCGGCGTTGAGGGCGAAGGCGTGGAAGTAAAGATCGGGGTCGCGCTGAGTGACCATGCTGTAGAGGCCGAGGGCGACGACGACGATTTTGGCCCCGTTCGGGATGGCCGTGGCGAAGGTGATCGTGCCCGCGCCTTGGCTCACCGTGTAGTCGATGGTGGGCTCTTGCATCACGCCATTGATGGCGACCAGGACATGGTTGGGGTCCGAGGATTTGAGCCCGTCCACGGAGAACACGGTGCTCGCGCCGTTGCCCGTCAAGCGCGTCTTGGCGCTCGATACGCTGAGTTGCTTTGGGATCGGCGTGGCGTTCATCGAAAGTCGAATTTCGCGGAGTAGTGGCGCACCGCGCCGTTGCGCAGCCAGATGTCGTCGCGGAGCTTGAGGAGGAGACCCTCGGCGCGGAGGAGTTGGAATTGGCTCTTATCCATCTGGCCGTCTTCGGCGAGCGTTTCGGCGAGGGCGGAGGTTTTGAGGTAGTCGGCGAGGAAGGTCGGGATGCGGTGGCGGAGCCAGTATTCCTCGTTGGTCGGCGCGTTGCCGGTGGTGGCTAGGCGGGCCTCGTAGCAGTCGCCGGTCGGCGCGTGGTAAACCAAATCCTCGGCGGCGTAGGCGGTGTTGGCGGCGTAGGCCGTGGCGGTGAATTTGGGGACCGGGAGCTGGAATTTGACATACACCGGGCCGCCCGCATATCGCTCGTCGGTGATGAATACGGTGTCGGCGGTGGTGACAAAATCGTAGCTCTGGGTGATTCGCGTGTCGCTCGGCGCATCAGAGTAAATGGCGAGGACTTCGCCAATCGGGAGCTTGCCTGCGACAATCAGGGGGAAATACGGAATGATGTCGGAGGGGTCGTTGGTCGAGTCCTCCACATAGGTGGCGCTGGTGCGGGAGTCCCAAGGGACATCGAGGGCGGTGTCGATATTAAGGACTTGGCCATCGGCGGTGGTGGTGACGCGCTTGATGCGCCAGAGGGGCTCGGAGAAAAGCGATCCCTGCGGAGCGCGGCCAATGTAGGAAACGGTGCCTTGGTAGTCGGCCTCGTAGGTGTAAGCGCCCTCGGTGAATCCCTCGCCGAGCACGGTGCGTTGCTCGGTGTGGGTGATCTGCGGCCACTCGTCGAAATTCCAAGCGAACGAGGCGGCGCTGGTGAGGTATTCCGCCAGCGCCGAGCCCTGCGAGGGCAAAAGCGGTTGGGCGGGGTCAATGCCCATGCGGGTGAGCACGCCATCGCGGACGGTCTTGTAAGGAGTCGTCTTCATTGCGGCGCTCCTTGTTGCAGCGCGGGCAGGGTGCCTTGGCGACCGATCTGCGCGTTTTGTTGTTGCTGGAGTTGGAAATTGAAGCCCTTCAACCGCGCGTCGATCATGTTGCGGAAAATCTCATCCTGCTGGTAACGCTGTTGGACGGCGGGGTTCGCTTGGATGATGCCTTGCAGGACTTGGGCGCGGAGCTGGTGGTTTTGGCCTTCGGCGGGGAGTTCGGGCTCGGTGCCAGCGGCGATCTTGGTGTAGGCGAGCTGCTCCTCGTTCGCCTCGATGGCGGCGGCGGGGCCGGGGTCGCGGACGAGGAGGTCGGCGAGATTCGGGTCCACGGCGGCCATGATGAATTTCACCAGCCCGGCGCGGTCGATGACGCCAGCGACATCCATTGGAACGATGGCTTTGGAGATATAGTCGAGCTTCACGCCGAGGGCTTCGGCATCGAGGTTCTTGGCATCCCAATCCACGATCAGGTCGAATTTGCCCTGGATGCTTTCGCGGTCGGCTTGGAACGGCACGGCCTGCCCACCGGAGACACGGAGGATTTGCACCGGCAGCATGTATTGCTGCATGAGCTGGTAAGTCTGCGAGAGGATGGCTTTGAAGTCGCGGAGCCAACGATCCACCGTGTGCTGCTGCACGAGCGCGGCGTAGTTCGGATCGACTCCTTCGCCCGCCATGCCGAAGTATTCATTCACATCACGGCGGACGGCGCGCTCGATCTCAATGGTGCCTTGGTCAAACGGCGGCGGCTGCATCCAGCCAAATTCATTCGGGCGGCGCTCGGGGATTTGCGTGGCCGGGCCGAGGATGATGTCGAGCTTGCCGCGATTGGCAGGCACGCGCATGGGGGGCAAAATGGCGATCCCGGCGCGGTCGGTGCGGTAGTCGCGCTGGGTCTTGATCTCGGCCTGCATGGTCGAGACGATTTCGGGGATGCCCCGGCTTTCCAGCAGGCAGCGGGTGATGCGCTCGCGGGGTAGCTCAATGAAGGGATACTCGCCATGGGAGTAGGGAGAAATTTCCTCCTTGGCGTAGAGGCTCACATTCGGGTGCATGACGCGGCACATGACCTTGGTCGCGCCGGTCTCCTCATCGGTTTCCTTCGAGTAAACATGCCAGATTTCGATGAGGTCGCGGTTGTCCTGCCAGAGAATGCTGTCGCGGCGATTGTGGTTTTGCTGGCTGTATATCGGCCACAGGCTGGCTCCTTTGAATCGCTCGGCCTGCTCGTAAAATTCCTCGGGGTAGCCCTCGGTGAGTGTGCGTTCCTCCAACTCCTCGCAAGTCACCAACTCGCGGCGGGCGATCCACGGGGCGCGCTGGAGGTCGAAGGTCGCGGTGGGGAAAAGCACATCGTTGAATGGCTCAAGCGCAGTCCACTCGGGCTTGCTCTCAAAAATGTAGGGCTGGGTGTATTCCACCGTGCCGCCCTCGCGGAGCTTTTGGATATTTGCGGCGGAGCCGGTGCCGGGGGCGTATTGCTCGGCCATCTCGATGGCGAGGTCTTCTTGCAGCGGGTCGAGCACGGCCCCGATGAAAGACTCCACGGCGGGGTCGCGGGTCTCGGCGGCCATGGTGATCAAATCCTCAAGCGAGATGGATTTTTCCTCTACGCGAGTTGTCGTTTTCCAAAAGCAACCCATCACGGCGAGGCCGTAGGTGGCGCGGATGTTGAGGGCGATTTCGATTTCCCGGCGCAAGTCGGAGGCGCAATGTTGAAAGAGCATCCATTTCATCACGCTCTCGGCGGCGGTGCGGGCCATGGCGTCCGAGGATTCGATTGGCATCATTTGCAGCCGGGCGGCGAAGGTGGCGGTGAGACAAAGTTGGGTCTCGCGGTTGCAAACAAGGTCGGCCAAGCGGATGCGAGAGTCGCTGGACCCATTCCATGGGAACGGATTTCTCCCGAGATTTTCGGCCCACTTGCGGCCATCGGAGGATTGGCCATCCCACAGGGCCATGCGGGTGTCGTAGTTCCGGCCACGGGTGGCACTGAACCAGCCGC